AATTGGTTGGTTGTTGGATGTTCATTGGTTGAATTGGTTGAATGATTGAAGTAAGTCAAACTCGCCATGCTCGATAAAAAGCGTGTCGAGATAGTCATACGAGTGAAGATGTACAGGTTGCGATGCCTCGATACAGCTTGTGCGCATTAGCTCTCTAAATTCCTCGAAGATAGGTTTCCCGAAGAAGTAGAGGTAGCGCAGGGCTGTGTTGATGTTCGTAGCGAGAGCACTTTCACTCCGGTCCGTGAGCCAGCGTACCATTCCAGATACTGATCGGAGATCAATTAGTGGTGCGAATGTTAGTGAGTCGCACTGTCTGAAATGACGCTTAAGGAAGGTAAGTTGTTCGAATGGAAGCCAGCTGGAGCCACCATCTTTTGTGGCATTGGTAACCTTCATACCAAATTGAGCCGCGAATTCAGAGAATCCCTCAGGTGTGAAGAATTTCGCTATTTCGTCTGTGCAAGAGCCGACATTATCGTCTCCATACACGCACGCGAATAGGTGTTCAATGAAATGGGCTGCTGAGTGATATTCTGCTGGAGAGCAGTCGAGAAAATACGCAATCATCAAGAGTAAATTCATGATGCAGTTGAGTTCTGCTGTGCATGGTGTTCCGGATGGAATACTCTTGAGTTTCATGTATATTTCAGCCCCGATAAGCATCAGGGTATATATCATTTCATTCCACAAAATTTCGTGTGTTCGTGTCCACGCCGATTTGTAGTATTTCTTCGCCATAAGCATGGCAGAGTCCATTAACTCAAACGGTACTGAACCATCCCAGTCCTCATAGTCGAGAGCAAACTTTTTAGGGCGTGCTCTTAACTTTTGGGCCAGGTTAGTCCAGTCGGCGCTTTCACAATTCATTCCTACTCCGCACATGTTTTGGATGTAATACTTGTGCATGTAAGAAAGCCAGCTGCCAAAGTATTTTCGGAATAGGATGGTGAAGTCCATTGGGCAGGCGACAAAGCCGCGCGTTTTGCCCGCATGTACGCGCGGTGTGGGACGAAGCTCGTCTTTGAGCGTTGCATTCCAGAGCGAGAAGACGCGAATCCCTCGCTCGGCTTTGCGCTCGCGGTCGTCCAAGCGATCTCTCAAGAATTTGCCTTGCGGCGTGTCCTTGATGCGTATTTGATTGTCGCTACGCATTTCGAGGTACGCTGTTTTACCTTTCATGGCCCCTTTGTGTTTCGTCAATTTAAAGGGCCAGCCTGCAGAGCTATGCAGGTTGATTCGGTTGACGTGGTTGAGCCCATTAAGAGCCTCTTCTTCTGTCCAAACTCGAGGTTGTTCTTCGAGTGGGAAGTTATGGAGGATCTCATGGAGAATCTCGGTCGCTTTCTCGAGCTTTTTAAGAGCCCGGGGTGAGGGGTTTGCCCTCTCGCTTCCAAATTTCGCCATGGCTCTCTTCATGATGCTGCCTTCGACTTGAAGTCTAGGGTCGCGATCTGAGAGAACTGCTGGCTCTTTCACGTTGGGTAGCAAGTTACAGATGGCGCTCGGGTAGAATGCCGTCTTTAACGGTTGATTGTTCGCCTCGTCAGGCGGTAACTTGCCAATGGGAATGATGTTGCCTGTGATGTATTCCTTCGTACACGCACCTTGGAGATTCGGGTAGTCTTCAAGCTCGATTGGGTCGTCCGTAAGGTCGGCCATAGCGAGCTCGATGAGTTCTCGAGTGATGAGTGTAGCGTAGGCATCGGGAGAGTTGGAGTATGCGGCTGAATGTATGCCGACGATTTTTCCTTGTACTTTGGTATCATGTACAAGTAGCGGTGATCCGCAATCGCCGGGAAACGTGCCTGCTTGATATCTCCAGCCCTCGACGATGAATGCAAAGCCATTGCCGGCGAGTGCGCCGACGGTGACTGGACGGTCTATTGCTTGTATGCGAGAGAGTTGTATCTGTGTGATGTTCTTGTCGCGCTTGATGAGGAGTGACCCTTCATCAAACGACTTGCGCAGATCTTCTTCTCTCACAAACTGGTTGAGCAATGAGCTGGCGGGGTTGATTCGCCGGCCACAGTCGTACAAAACCCAATCTAAGATTGGGCAGGTACAACGTCCAAAGCTTTTGCATTTTTCCGGTTCGTAGTCCAAGAGCTCGTGCTTGCGCACGAACCCCACATTGAGGGGCGAGAATTGCATTTCGTTGTTCACGCAATACTTCTCGCCATGTTCGGTCCGTAGTTGCAAGACGCCGTCTGATGGTAGTTCGGTGGCGCCTCGGTGCATGAAAAGATGTTGTGGGACGAGTATTACCCCGCCGACAACATGAATGAAATTCATTGTCATTGTGTGATTGCCGTTGGTAAAGGTGACGCGACCTGTGCGCTTTAGCAGATTCTCGGTGAGAGTTGCTGCGCTCTTGTCGCTAACACCTTGCAATACTGGTCTTCCTATTATCGTCTCGAACTCCTTCTGTTGGTCAGGAGTGAGTTGTTGGAGAAATAGGAACCAGTATCGTAGTTGTTCCATGTCAATGCTCTTCAGCTGATCGGTACTCTGGGGAAGCCCGATTCGGAAGCACTCTTGCAAGCGCTGCTGTTGTTCTTCTGGGAGAGCCTTGACAAATCGTTCATAGTCAATTGTGTTGGTGCCTGTTGGGGGCAGGATTTTTGATGATCCGCCTCCTTCCTGTTTCGGTCTGGGTCGAACAGCTCGTCTCTTCATTTTCTTCTCGCGCATTAGCTTTTCGTCGCTATACGCACCTTCGACTGACGGGATGTTTTCCTTGTCGAGTTGAAGATAGAGGAGAGCCAGCTGGTTCACATCGCGTTGTTGAAGCGCGAGAGTGTACGGGCTGGGGTCAAACTGTTCAGTTGTTTTAACGGTCGTGTTGTGTTCATGATTGAATACGTGGCGGAATGTTGGTCCGTTCCACCACGCTGATGATGCTGATGCCAGTATCTCTTGTCGCTCGATTCTTGGGAAATCGTTGGCGGCTGATACTGCATGATAGATGTTGTCAATTGTCGATTCGAGTGAATTGATAGTCTTGATAAGTTCGGTATATCGAGTCTGAGTGATGTCTTTCTCGATAATACTCTCTAGCAACTTCTTTGTGGACGGGAGAGGATCTATTTCCTCGATGCATTTGCGCAAGATGGCCTTTCGGCGCGATCTTTTAGTGCGCATGCAACTCCACAAATAAGTTGTTAGAGAGTAAATTGCCTTAGTTATCAAGATTGTCGATGTGATTGATATTGCTGATGTTACTGTTTGTGGTGGTAGCGATTGTGAATGGTAGCCTCGCGAACGAAGCCACGATATTATTGGTGCTGCAAGTACATCGCCTATGCCTTCTTGTTGTGCGAAGGCCTGGGCGAAGGGATTTTCAGTAGTATCAGTTGGTGATGGTGCTGGTGATGGTAGTGGTGGTGATGCGAGTGTAATATCGTCGGATGTCCATGCTGAAAGAGAATTGTAGTTTCTCCAGGTGTCTGCGAAGTGTGTGAAACGAGAGGTGAGCGGTTGTGCTGCTGCCTGATCGACTCGTTCGCTGTCCTGAACAAGAAACTCTAGTGGGTTGTCATACAGAGCTTTCTTGACTTCTACAATTCTCTTTGAGAGATCTTCTCGATTCTTGTCTTCGACGTATCGTAGGTCGTCGATCATGTCCTTCATGAGTTCATAAACTATAGGGTCAGATTCGGCGTAGGGCGCGATTTTCTGAATATAGTGTGTTGCCTGTGCTGTTGGGTTCTTAATGTGATAGCGGCCTCGCCACATAATGGCTAGGCCCTCGAAAACATCTCGTATTCCTGGGGTGAGGTTCTGAAGATTGCTGAAACGCGCAAGTTTTAAATTGCGCGCAACTGCTGGTCTCTTCTCGGCCTCACGAATACGGATTTTGTTGATCTCGATGAGTGCTTTCTCTGATGCGATGTGATCACTGTACATTTGATGTACAGCCGTTTTGAGTTCATCTACATCGAGTGGTCCAATGGGTTTGACTGATTGATCTGTTGGTGAATGTAGATAAAAAACTGCATGTGAATGGTCGAATTTGCGATTCTCGGGTACATTAGCGACGCCTTCGCGCCACTTCATCTGGATAAGCACGTTTCGACGTGCTAGAATCGCTTCTGGGTTGTTCATTTGTACGCTCATTGATGGGTATGGTGTGTTAGTAGTACACCACACAAGATGTCCTTTCCATTTCATTTTGCCTTTCTTCTCGAAAGCCATATCAAATGTGGTTGGTGTGTTGGTCACCAACGCAAGCATGAGATTTGGATCGAAATCGGACTGTGAAGCCCAATCGTCGATACAGAATGCTTGTTCGCCATTGTAGCCTTCTTGGAAGTCGGCTCCATTGTACCAAAACATTCTTTGGTCGAGAGGAAAGTCGGAGAGGAGCATATGGATTAGCTCCTTCGAAAGATTGGATTTTCCGACTCTCGTCTCGCCGTAGATTGTGCCGCTGAATGGTGTGATGCGGCCAAAGCATTCGTCTGTTCGTTTCTCGTGGATGGTGTGCATTTTCTCGATGAGTGTGATGTTGTCCTGTAGTCGTTTGAT